ATCTAGATATATCTTTTTGATCCATCCAAATTGTAACAGAAGCTTTGTCTTCTTGAATACTTTGTATAGCACGTGTTAATTGATCCCAATCATTTGTTGATAAGGTGTACTCTTCAAGAATTTTCATGTTCTTCTGTTATTTCTTTTTCTATTTCATACATTATGTCAGGACATAAGTCATAAAAAAAGCTAGACATATCAACTTGTTCATCAGTTGATACATTAATACTATCATTCCATAAGTAAATTGCTTCTACTTCTACAGTAGATCCTGTACCAGGATAATCATGCGTAGCTGGTTCAGCTGGCACGTAATTATATTCTATATCTAGATCCCATTCATTTATTTTCTTTGTGTAAGTGTTTCTTGGCATTTTCTATTTCTTTTAAGTGTTTTTTTAAGAATTCAGCTGGAGTTCCTTTCCAATTTTTATTCTTCATCATTATGTAGATGTTCTTCATTTTTCCCATCTTTAAAATTTTTAAGCATTAATCTTATGGGAAGCACTTGTGTTATATTACACATATCACAGCACTTCCCATCTTTATTATATAAAGGCAATGGATTATTACCATAGCCTTCAAATTCTTTTTTACATAAACAACAAGTGTAAGTTTTCATTCTTCTAAAGGATTATAATATTTAACTTTATCAGCATCAAATGATGATAAAGCTGAGTTAACCCATTTAACATCCTGACTATTTCCATAACACAAGATATGGCAAGTAGCTGTCTCATTAGGATTAAGACGTAATAAACGTCCTATTCTTTGTGCAGACTTACGCTCATTGCCATATGCATGCATAATTATACCTTGTTTTAAATTAGGTATAGTTACACCTTCACTTAATTGCAATACACAAGACAGCTTATCTATTCTACCATCACTAAATAACTGTAAGTTATCTTCTGATGAGGTATTTTTAGAATGATAGCTGTGTTGACACATTCTATCAGCTTGTGCTTGTGTATTAGCAAAAACAATACATTTAGATCCTATATTTTTAATTAAACCTTTAGCATAATTTTCTTTAGTAGGATAATCCATCATGGCTTTCATACGCATAATAGATAGGAATTGTCTTTGTTTAGGTGTTTGTGCATCTCCCAATGCACCTGTATAGTACTGATAATCAGCTAGTTCTGAAGTATACCATGTTCTTCCATCTTTTGCAGACTTCTTAACATTTTTTACTTTAGATAGCTGTAGTTCATGTACTATAATTTGATAGTCATTAAGTATACTATTGTCAGCTGCATCATCTACACTAAATGTATATTTAACAGGACAATATTTATTAACCATTTTTAATTTCTCTCCAGATTTAGGTGGTGTACCAGTTAAACCTAGTATTCTACCTTTAAATTCAGAAAGAAACTCTTTATGTGATTCTAATAAACTATGACATTCATCAAGATAAACTATATCATAATTATTTGGATTAAGTTTGTTTAATGATAAATAAGTTGAAAACTCTATATGTTGTAATAAAGGTGCTGGTAATTTATTTGGTTGTAATAATGTTAATTCATTAATCCAAGAATCTCTTACAGACCACTTTGGAACCACAACTAAAGCCCTTATAAATGGATCATATAGTTTCATTAGATGTTGAATAGCAATTCTTGTCTTACCAACACCCATAGATATACCGAGCGTTGCTCTTTCATTATTAATTGCTATGTTTAAAGCATCTGATTGTACTTTATCTCTTGATATTTCTTTCACTTCCATTTAATTTAAACTTATATTATTATCTTTAAGTAGTTTTTTAAGTATTGCTTCTTCACCTTTTCTTTTTTGATCTATAAAATCATTATAATTCATAGCACTTTCTATATTTATAATACCATCTATATCACTTTCTAATATTCTATCTATTGCTTTATTTGCAGCATCATCCATTTTTTTAAAATGCTCTTCCATTTCTTTATATTCTGGTCTATTTTCAAAACCATTTACTTCATTCATTATATGTAATAAAGTTTCTTGATCAATAACATCTTTGTTATCTCCTAAAAACATAGCTAATTCATATAATTGATTTTTATCTAATAATTGTGTTAAATATTTTAATAATTTTATCATATTCTTTTAATTGAAAATCCTAATTCTTCTGCATCAATAGGATTAGCTTCAATCCAATTGTGACAGTTTCTACATACTGATAACCAGGTACCTACATCATTATGATGTATACCTCTACCTTTTTTATGA